TCACTTGGCAGATTGGGGCTTGGATTATCTAAAGCCGAACTTGCAACATTAACTTTCACAGAGATTCAAACTAAATTATCAGATCTTTATGGTGGCGCAGCTGCTACAAACGCAGAAACTTTTCAAGGCAAAATTGATCGCTTAAAAGTTGGATTTGATGAGGCTAAGGAAAGTCTAGGAACTGCATTATTGCCACAGGTTGAAAAATTTATTACATTCTTAAACGATACAGGTATTCCAGCGTTGAATGCATTTATTGCAGGACTTACTGGCGATGAAGGATTAAATGCAGCATTGACAGAAACCCAACAAGGTGCTGCAAGTTTTGGGCGAACCATTGCAAGTATCTCAGGCATCATTTCAGGATTTATCACATTCTTAAGAGAAGCAATTGGCTTAGTCGTATCCCTTGCTAATGAATTGATTCGAGTAGTTAATATAATTCCCGGAGTAAACATTGGTGCAATACCTAATCCAGCACCATCAGCTAGAGTGCCAGCCCCACGCCTACCGAATGGTGGTTACACAACAGGTGGCGGAGTTACAAACATTACTGTTAATGCTATTGATGGCGAAGGTGCTGCAAGAGCTGTGGCAAAGGTAGTTAATCAAAGCGCAGCCCGATCTACTCCAGCATTAAGTTATCAAGCAATTAGGGCAGCAGCAGGATAATGACTGCTTGGTCGCCCGATTGGAAACTTACAGTTGCAGGTGTTGATTACACCGATATTGCAATAAGCGACATTCAACATGAGGCTGGTCGCACAGATATTTACCAGCAACCAAACCCATCATATTTGCAAATTACATTTGTGGCACTAACTGGTCAAACCTTGCCATTTGATATTAACGACAGTTTAAGTCTGCAAGTCAAAGATACATCAGCTACTTATGTCAATATCTTTGGCGGTGATATAACAGATATTACTGTGAGCGTTGGCGCAACTGGATCAATTGCAACTGTTATTCAATACACAGTTCTAGCAATGGGATCACTTGTTAAGTTAGCAAAAGAATTATATTTAGGCACAATCTCACAGGATGAGGATGGCAATCAAATTTATGATCTATTGTCTAGCGTGTTGCTTGGATCTTGGAATGATGTTCCAGCAGCTACAACTTGGTCAGGTTATGATGCAACAGAAACATGGGCTAATGCGTTAAATCTAGGACTTGGTGAAATTGACACTCCGGGCTTATACACAATGGAAAACAGAGCAGCCGAAACAGATACCATTTACAATATTGCAAGCCTTATTGCTAACTCAGCATTTGGATATTTATATGAGGACAATGAAGGCAACATTGGTTATGCCGATGCAGATCACAGGCAGAATTATTTGCTCACAAACGGATATGTTGATCTAAGTGCCAATCATGCATTAGGTCAAGGACTTAGCACAATTACTAGATCAGGTGATATTCGAAACGACATTGTTATCAATTATGGAAACAATTTTGGATCTCAGAAAACTGCAACCTCAGCGACTTCAATTGCAACTTATGGCTACAAAGCCGAAAGCCTAAACACAGTTCTTCATTCAGCCGTAGATGCTCAAGCTGTGGCAGATCGCTATATTGCTCAACGAGCCTTTCCACAACCAGCATTCCAGAGCATTACCTTCCCAATTACAAATCCAGAGATTGATAATAGTGATCGGGATAATCTGCTTGGCGTATTTATGGGGCAACCTCTAAACATCCAAAACCTACCTGCTCAAATCTCATTAGGTGAGTTTGAAGGATATGTCGAGGGTTGGTCATGGAGCACTAGGTTTAATGAATTATTTCTAACGATTAACTTGTCGCCTGTGTCATTTAGCCAAGTGGCGATGCGTTGGAATACCACACCAATCACAGAGGCTTGGAACACTTTAAGCCCAACATTGACATGGGAATACGCTACAATCGTAGCCTGAGATAAAGGACAATATGGCAACCACTACCAATTATGGCTGGACTACACCGGATGATACCGCGTTAGTCAAGGATGGCGCAGCTGCTATTCGCACGCTTGGATCATCCGTTGATACAACAACCAAAAACTTAAATCCTGAAACAACTCTTGGCGATCTTGCTTATCGTTCATCAACTGCAAATGTTAAAACTAGATTAGGACTTGGAACAGCTGGACAAGTGCTCCAAGTTAATTCTGGTGCAAATGCTCCTGAATGGGCAACTCTTGTTTCTGGTGGTATGACTTTATTGCAATCACTTTCTTTAACAGGTGCATCAGTAACATCTAGCACATTATCTAGCGCATATAAACAATTTTTAGTTTTAACAAAAGGTGTTTATGGTGCTGCATACGCTGGAATTGCTTTAAGATTAAATGCCGATACGGGTAGCAATTATGCTTACCAGTTAATTGATGGCGAAGGTTCAGTTGGTGTTAGTGGTAGTGGTTCTTCATCTGCCACATCATTTTTTAATTTTGGGTTGATGAATTCTAGTTCAGCAACTAAAACTCTTTCCAATGGAATGCTATACATTATGCGCCCAACTGATACTGATTCTGTTTTTATCAATTCCAATTTTTATGGATACGATGGCTCAAACACAAGATTGAAAGTGCAAAGCGGTGTTTATGACTGCGCGGCAGCAATCACATCAATAACTTTATTTACCACTAGTACATTTTCTGCTGGCACAGCAGAGATTTATGGAGTTAATTAAAATGGCAAAACCAACAGTAAGAATTTATTTAGACAACAATGAGTTTATCGACAGAGAAATGAATGCTGCTGAATTCAAACAATATCAGGCAGATCAAGAATTTGAAGCAAAAATTAAAGCCGAAGCCGAAACAAAAGCAATTGCTAAGGCAGCAATCCTTGATCGCATTGGCTTAACTGCTGATGAATTAAAAACGATACTTGGCTAATGAAGGCTTGGTTATCTAAAGCTGCTGTTCAGTTAAGAGAGCAAACTGATGATTGCTTCCCTGATCGCAAGCGTGCCAGCGATGGGTGGATTGGTGATGCTCGCCATTCAGCCAGAGTCAGTCAGCATAACCCGAATGAACAGGGTGAAGTATGCGCCATCGATATTGACGCTCGCCTTTCTGACCAAGAAGGAATTAGTTTCGATTTGGCAGATCAGATTCGACTCGCAGCAAAAAAAGATAAGCGTATTCTGTATGTAATACATGCTGGCAAAATTGCTAGTGCTAAATCATTTTGGAAATTCATCAAGTATCGTGGAATTAATCCCCATCACCGACATATCCATATTTCATTCAAACCAAATCAAACAGGCGAGTTTTTTAATATCCCACTACTAGGAGGCAAATAATGAAACTAAGCAACAAACACAAAGCAGCAATTAAGTCATATCTAAGAGCTGTTGCAGCTTCCGGTATTACTGTCCTGTTGGCAATCGCAGCCGATATTCGACCAGAGTATGCAATTCTGCTTGGTTCAATCGTTGCACCTGTTGCTAAAGCAATTGATCCTAGTTCAGGCAAAGAAGCTGATTATGGACTTAATGCGAAATGACAGCGAACGAATGGGTTGGTATAGCCGTTGGCGTATGCGCCATCTCAACAAGTTTATTAGTGGGTCTGCGCTGGGTTATTAAATCTTATTTGCAAGAACTCAAGCCCAATGGTGGCTCAAGCATGAAGGATCAATTAAGCAGATTAGAACAGCGTGTTGATGATCTGTATTCTTTAATAGTTAAGCGATAATTTATTTTATGGCGAACACACGAAAACCTATCAAACGCAAAAAGATCAATCGTCGCGTAGTTCGCCAAACTCCTGATCCAACAAAGATTGATGCGCATTACATTGCATTGCACGAATGTTATAAAGCAGCTCGTAAAGCAGGATTTACTCCAGAGCACGCATTTTGGTTAATGACCGAGCATAAGACTTTTCCTGATTGGGTCGTAGGTGATGGTGGGATTATTCCTTCCATAGATCCAACTGACGATGAGGATGACGATTAAAGCCAATCGCAGATATCTTGTAACGCCTGACTTGCAAATTCCGCTACACCATCCAAAAGCGGTGTCTAACCTAATTAAAATGGCAAGGCATGAGAAGTTTGATTTTGTATTAAATGTTGGTGATGAAATGGATCTTGGCAGTCAGTCGCGTTGGGCAAAAAACACCAAGTTAGAGTTTGCAGAAACACTTGATGAGGAAAGAAAATTAGGTCAAGAAATTCTTTACGATTTAGGCACGACAGATATAGTCAGATCAAATCATACGGATCGCATTTATCAAACATTGCTTAAAGGTGCGCCATCACTTATTGGATTACCAGAATTGGCTTATGACAAGTTCATGGATTTCAGCAGCTTAGGAATTCGCTTTCATAAGAGAGCCTACGAGTTTGAAAAAGGTTGGCACTTGGCTCATGGCGATGAGGGCAACATGTCTAAGCACGCAGGTATAACAGGGCTTAATTTAGCCAAGAAATGGCATTCTAGCGTGGTTTGTGGGCACTCGCATAGGCAGGGTGCAGTTAGGCATCAAACTGGCTTAAACGGGCGTTATTCAACGATTTGGGGCATAGAGGCAGGACACCTCATGGATATGCGTAAAGCCTCTTATCTCAAATACAATTCAGCCGACTGGAACATGGGCTTTACTGTGCTTAGTTTTGGAAATAAAGGACATCAAGTAGAGCTGATCCCAGTCAATCATGATGGCAGTTTTACATACAACCGAAGGACTTATGGGGCTTGAAACCGACTATCGGGATCGTTCGATTGATGATCATATCGATGAATTTGAGGATATTGGCGTTATCTAATCGTTATAAAACACGCCGAAAGTAATTAACCAAAGGTCATTGCTTTAAGTCATACTTTATGTATTCACAGAGATGCTGTGGATATGTAAGGGAGCGAACATGTTAGAAACTACAACACCTTGGATTGTGCTTTATTGCATCCTAGGTTATTTCATCGGTTGGGGCATTTACTCAACAATCAAAGATAGTGCATTCCAATCAGGATATTGGAAAGGTCGTAAAGACGGCTACGACATGCACCGCAGGATCACAGATGCCAAAAGAGATCAAGTATTTGATTATGACAAAAACTGAGAGCCTGTTCGATGAGGTCATTACTACGATCCAACAGCGCGGAAGTGTCTATGGACATCCATACTACAATCACAAAAGAATTGCAGGCTTATGGTCTGCATATCTCGACTTCCCAATCACACCACACCAAGCTGCTTTATGTATGGCGTTGGTCAAGGTTTCTAGGCTTAGTGAAACCCCAGATCACTACGACAGTATCAAAGACTTTATTGCCTATGGATCTGTCTATAAAACTGTGCTTGATGCAGTCCAAGATGAAAACTGGGAGGATCAATAATGGCGTTTGACTTAAAAGATTATGAAGATGTGGCTACTTTGAACAAGTGGTTCATATCAAATTTCCCGTCTGGTAGATCAGACATTTCAGTTATAAGCCATGATGCAGTTAATGGTTACATATTGGTTCAATCTACTTTGTGGCGAGATAGCAAGGATGATCAACCAGCTGTAAGCAATATCGCGTTTGGATCTAGAGAAACTTATATTCCTAACATGAAAAAGTTTTATGTTGAGGATACTGCAACTAGCGCATTAGGTAGAGCAATCATTCTACTTAAAGGTTCTGACAAAACAGCAACTAAGGATGATATGAAAAAGGTTGATGTTGAGCCAAATCAATATGAGAAGAAACTTGCAGAGCGCAGATACTCACCGCCAGGAACTAAATCTGCAGCTGTGGAAGATGCTCTTAGAGCAAGTTTTGCAGTTGAGAATAAAGAGAATGATCCTGCGCAATGGACTGTTAGTGAGGTTGTAGATCAGATTGCATCATCAACACCTAATGAGCCACCTGCTTGCGATCATGGTCATATCTTAAAACAAGGTATCTCTAAAGGAGGTAAGCCATATTATGGTTATGTATGCAAAGCAAAACAATGCGAACCTAAATGGGCAAAGATTACTGCTAATGGAAAATGGTATTTTGAAGGAGGAGAATAATGAGTTTAAGAAAGAAAGTTAAGCAGTTGTTTGTATATCACGAAAATACTCGTTTTCTAATTCATACATTAGAAGAAAGGCATATAGTTTTGCGTAATCATATTGCAAGAATTGAGCAAGAATTGCAAGAAAGGAGGGAAACAAATGGGTGAATTACAAATCATTGATGGCTCTGGTTTAACTGCTACTTTTACAGATAGCGGAGTTACAGTCGAACCATCAACAGTCGTATGCGATGCTTGCAACGATGACAGATTACTTCATGAGGGCGATCTGCTTCGATGCTATTCCTGCCACGCTATAAACCGAATTCCTTACAATGCCTAATTACGATTATATATGCGATAGAGAGGGGTCGAGTATTGTATTGGATCTTCCAATGCAGCACGAAATCCCTCTTTGTCAAGTATGTGGCTTCGAATTAACGCGTGTCTATACAGCAGTTCCGTCAATCTTCAAGGGAACGGGTTGGGCTTGTAAAGATGGCTAAACCAATTAAATGGGAACAATGGATGTTTGATTTGATTGCAAACACACAACTCACAGCCAAGGAAATTGCTGAGAAATTAGGTTGTAGTCCACACGCAGTTTATCAACAACGATCAAAGTGCGGCATCAGGCAATGGAAAAAACCTAAAATCAAGCCTGAATATCATCCAGCAAGTAAATATCCAGCAGGCTACAAAACCATGAAAAAATACATCATGGAAAGGGATAATTGGATTTGTGCTTATTGCGGTGAGGCAGCCTCGGAAATGGATCATGTTGTGCCAAAACATTTAGGTGGTAAAGATATTCCATCAAACTTGGTTGCAGCCTGTTCTCGTTGCAATAACTTAAAAGGCACTAGTTGTGCAAATTGTCAGGTCTGGAGGCAACAAATCAAATGAAGTTTAGATGCAACTTCTGTTCAGCCAATTCAGAGTTTATCTGGATGGATGGGTATGACACAGCTGATGGCTTTAGGGTGTATCAATGTCTAAAGTGTTGTGCTATCGGAACAAAGAATTTAGCCGAAGCAACTGACACGCAAGAACCTGTTATGCGCTGTAATCAATGTGGATCATGGCAATTTGTAGATCAGCAATGTCATACATGTGCATTGATTGGGGCTAAGTAATGGATGCTGGTTATGCAGAAACTTGGTTAGATACCGATGACCTACGCATTATGACTTGCCGTCTGACCTGCGGTTATGTCAATTGATTTGGAGTGATGTGATACCCTTAAACGCAAATTCGCTTTCAAAGCGAAAGGGCGATCTGCGAAGCAGAAAGATCGCAAGGTTTGGTTTGGTGATATCTCTGTTCATTGCCTTGAACATAGCCTTTCTAAAAGATGATTCCGTAGCGTTAGATAAAACAAATCATTACAGACAATGGGCTTTCATACAGCTTAATGACTTAGATCAATTCTATTGTTTAGATGAGTTAAATTACAAAGAATCTAGATGGAATCCAAAAGCCAAGAATGGTAGTCATTATGGTATTCCTCAAGGTAGATCAAAATACTTAAGTAGAGTTGATGGATATAAACAGATTGATTGGCAATTAAAATACATTGAGAAGCGATACTCTAATCCTTGTAATGCGCTTGCTCATCATAAGATTAAGGGATGGTATTGAGTAAATCAGCTTTAAGAGATAGCGGATCTACCAGACATTGGCGTTCAATACGAAGTCGCATTCTGCGTAGAGATCAATTTATCTGCCAATACTGCAATCAAGAAGCAACCACAGTAGATCATGTAGTTCCTCGTAGGCTTGGAGGAAATGATAGTGATGAGAATTTAGTTGCAAGTTGTCGAAGATGTAATTTGAGCAAGGGTGGGCGTTTTTTTGTGAGCACAAGGACAC